TTTGATACACATGATCGGTGGGTTGAGTAAGTCAGCAACAAGCCTTATGCGCCAGTTGATTGACGCTGGAACACTAGCTAATCTACCCGCAGGATTTAAAGCTCGCGGTTTGCGAGTTCGGAATGATGATGAGCCGTTGCAACCTGGAGAATGGCGTGATGTTGACGCTCCTGGCGGTGCGCTTCGTGATTCGTTATTACCGCTGCCCTATAAAGAACCTTCCGCAACACTCCTAAACCTTCTTGGTATACTTGTTGATTCAGGGCGACGGTTTGCCGCAATCACAGAAATGCAGACGGGCGATATGACAGAAGCTATGCCCGTAGGCACAACTGTTGCGTTGCTTGAAAAAGGTATGGCAGTTATGTCTGCTATACACAAACGGTTGCACTACTCTCAAAAAATTGAGTTTCGGTTATTAGCCGAAACCTTTAGCGAGTACTTACCAAAAGAGTATCCGTTTGAAATTGCAGGTGGCGAGCGGATTGTTAAGGTAAATGATTTCGGTGACCAGATAGATGTGTTACCGCATAGTGACCCGAATGTGTTTAGTATGGCACAACGGGTAATGATGGCGCAAACACAGCTTCAATTAGCCACATCCGCACCACAGATACACGACTTGCGTGAAGCGTATTTTCGAATGTATCAGGCACTTGGTGTTCAAAACATTAAAGACATCCTTCCTGCTACTGAGCCTGAAAACTCAAAAGACCCTGCTACTGAAAACGCTGACGCGTTAATAGGTTCTCCGTTAAAGGCTTTTGTGCATCAAGATCATGAGGCACACATAGCAACGCATATGGCATTTATGCAAAATCCAGTATTCCAGAATAATCAACAAGCGATGCTTGTTTTACAAAGCCACATACAAGAACACTTTGCAATGCTTTATCGTCAACAAGTTGAGCAAATGATTGGAAGACCGTTACCCGCAGAAGACGAGCAAGTGCCGCCCGAACTTGAAAATCAGATTGCTCAAGCCGCCGCGCAAGCAACTCAGCAAATAAGTGCACAGGCACAGCAGTTCGCACAACAACAAGGTGAAGGCGGTATTGATCCATTATTACAGATTCGCATGAAGGAGCTCGAGTTGAAAGAGCGTGACATGCAGCGAAAGGAAGCTGAATCTCAATCGCGGTTAGCGTTTGATATGCAAAAAGAACAGGTTAAAACAGCGATTAAAGAAGCAGAAATGCAACAAGACGCGGCTCAAGCCGCTGAACGGATTCAGGTTCAACGCGAAAAAATGAGAGCAATGTAGTATGGTTGACCGCAACATATCGCAGATGGAGCGTGGTATTGTAAGCGCATTGCCGCCGGAAGACCCCGCCGAAGCTGATCCTAGGTTGTTTTCTCCTTACGAAGTTGATGATAAACCCGACCAAGGCCCGTTTGGTCCGGATTTAAAAGCTGGGTATGGTGTAAACATCTCGCCTGAACAGGCTATAGCTATGGCTCAAATGGGGTTAACAGTGGCTGACGTTCTTGGAAAACTTAGCCCTGCAGTTTCAAATGTTTTAGACGTGGCTAATCCGGTTACTTCTGGGATTATGGCTGCTTCGCGAGTTGCTAGAAGTGGAAGGTTGCGAGATGCGTTACCGTTTAACATAGGACGAAGACTTTTCCCCACCCCATATGAACAGCTGTACGATGACTTTTCCCCTGGAGATCCAAGTAACCGAAGCGGTGCGGCTTTTACTAACCCATTCACATCACCAGCGGAACTAGCTGCTTCGGAGGCAAGAAACCCGACAACACGTGGCGGGATAGCTCCTAGCCCTAATATTTTAACAGCACCGTTAGGCCAACCAGCATTAACGGGGGCAGTTCTCGGCCCTGTAACCACAGGAAGCCTAGCCGCGCCAGATACTCCGGAGGCACAACAGCAACTCGCTGCAGAAATGGATCAAGACGACGCTGATCAAGGTGCTTCTCAGGCAGATAGCGAAAGCTGGGATTGGGATTATTAATGTCAAAAAAAGATCCAAGACTTGCGAGGGCGGGTGTTTCTGGTTATAACAAACCGAAGCGTACCCCGAAGCACCCGAAAAAGTCTCATATTGTAGTTGCAAAAGAAGGTAATAAAATTAAAACAATCCGGTTTGGGCAACAGGGAAAAACAGGCGATAAGAAAATGACCCCTCGAGCGAAATCATTTAAAGCTCGTCATGGTCGGAACATAGCTAAGGGAAAAATGTCAGCGGCATATTGGGCAAATAAGGTGAAATGGTAATGGCAAGGACAGCAAAAGCTAAGAAGAAAAAACCAGGACTTTATGCAAATATTCATGCAAAGCGTCAGCGTATCAAAGCTGGCTCTGGTGAAAAGATGAGAAAACCAGGAACTAAGGGCGCACCTACCGCAGCTAATTTTAAAGCTGCGGCAAAAACGGTTAAGAAAAAACCTAAGAAAAAGAAAACATGATTCAAGCCCTTCTCCCGAGTATACTTCCTGCGGTTACCGATGTTATTGGTAGGTTTTTACCTGAAGACAAAGAGGCTCGGGCGAAAGCGGAGCGTGATTTAAAAGCACAACTTACAACGCATCTTGCTAAAATTGATTTAGCCCAACTTGAGATAAATAAAACTGAAGCAGCTCATCGAAGTATATTCGTAGCAGGATGGAGACCTTTTATCGGTTGGACGTGCGGAGTAGCTCTCGCGTATACTTATGTTCTTCAACCTATCTTAGTTTTTGGTTTAGCACAGTCCGGTTATTTGATAGAGTTGCCTAAAATGGATCTAGGGGAAATGATGCCCGTTCTAATGGGGATGCTAGGGTTAGGCGGTCTGCGTACATTTGAGAAATTTAAAGGAGTGTCAAAATGAAAACAGCGACCAATAAGAATGGGATAACAGAAGTTCTGTCTACGCCCATTGTTTATCAAACAAAAATCTTTAAAGCTAACGGAATGAACGTTTTAGCCCCAGAGCCGATGGAAGTAGGGCCAGAAGTAAAGGCAAAAACGTTTTCACCGGAGCACAAAGGTGGCTCAAAGCGGAAATCTCGCGGCGGCGGTGCTGCAACTCAAGGACTTACGTTCCGAGGTGTTCGTTAATGGACGGAGTTTGGGTTTGCGACCGTCTACTAAAGATTGTTCGAGAAAGAGAACAGCAGGTTACCGCTGTTCTGATGAACAATGAACTTCAAGACATGGCACAATATCGCGCCCTTATGGGTGAAATAAGAGCGTTGGGGTTCATACAGCAAGAAATTTCAGAAATGTTAGAGAAAGGAACTACAGATGACGACTTCGGAACTATTGTTGCCGGAACGTTTGGCAAAAACGCGTAAAACACAGAAGAAAGAAACTTCTGAAACAGCAAAGTTGCCTCAACCAACTGGTTGGCGAATATTGATCATGCCGTACTCGCCGCCAAAAATCTCTAAAGGTGGTATTGAACTGCCTGATGAGGTGCATGAGCGAGAAAGGTTAGCGATTAATGTTGGACTTGTTATGGCTGTTGGTCCGCTGGCTTATAAAGACGCCGCTAAGTTCGGTGAAGCCGCAGTGCCTTGGTGTAAGAAAAACGACTGGGTGCTTTTTGGTAAGTATGCTGGCTCTCGTTTTAAAATAGACGGCGGCGAGCTAAGATTACTGAATGATGACGAGGTTCTCGGCGTTGTCGAAGACCCCTCGCACTTGGTACATACATAATCCTTTACTTTTTTTGTACCAAGCCTTAACTTAACACGATTCATGGAGAGACCCATGCCAGAAGACGTAAAAAACACTGAAGAAATGATTGAATTGGAGACCGACGAAGGAGTTGAAGTAGCTCTTTCTGAGGATGATGCTCAGGTAAGCGAACCAGAGCCAGAAGTTGAGCAAGAATCAGAAGAAATTTCTGAAGAGCCTACGGAAGAAGAGTTAGCACAATATAGCGCAGGAGTTCGTAAACGCATAGACAAGCTCACGGCAAAGTATCGTGAGGCTGAGCGGCGAGAGCAAGCCGCGCTTGATTATGCAAAAAGTGTGCAAGCTGAAAATCAGGGCCTTCAACAAAACGCGACACAGCTTACTCAAAAATATAGTGAGGAGTATGCTGGTCGGGTAGATACAAATCTAGAGTCTGCAAAGCAACGTTATGTACAAGCGTATGAAAGTGGTGATCCAGAAGAACTTGTCGCAGCAACACAAGAGCTGTCTCGTTTATCTGTTGAGAACGCTGCTCTTAAAAATGAGATTCCTGCGCTTGGTCCACAGCAACCTGTTTTGCAACA